CCTACACGACGCTCTTCCGATCTATGTAGATTTAAATTTTTATGATAGTAAGTATCAAACCCAAATGGACAAAATTTTGGTGATAAATTTAAATTAATATACTGATTGTTTATACTTTCCATATTGGTTGTATATATGTGTTTATACTCTTTTAATTTTTCTATATGCTCTTTTTTATTAGGGGCATAATCTAATATATATGGATCATCTACCTGAAAAATAATAGTTTTTATATTTAACTTATTAGCTTTCTTTATTGTATTAACACTTATAGATTCTGCTTGAATAGAAAATAATATATCTATATTTATTTTTTTCATAATATTTAATACCATAGTATCATATATATTGAAGTTAAAATCTACATCTCTTGGTATTAGTATTGGTATTACATGTAATTCATTATTCAATCTAAATCCATTATATATACCAGTATGAAAATTACCAGGTTCTAAGCTCTCAGTTAATAATAATATATTTCTCATTATTTACTCCTAAAAGAACTATTTTTATATAACACATCTTTCTTATCACCAAAAAATGTTATTATAGAATGATTATCATCTATAAATATATTTTCATTATTAAAAAATTTATTATATAATTCTTTTGTCCATTGAAATTTATGACATTCTGCTTCATTTCCAAAATGTTGATCTTGACTACCTATATCTTTAGGTGTTGATATTAATATATTATTAGATATTCTATTACATCTATTTAATAAACTATTACCATCAATTTCATTAAGATGCTCTAAAACATCTAACATAAGTATTAAATCATATTCTTTATCTTTAAAATTATTTACAATATTAATAGCATTACCAAAAAATATATTATCATATATAAAATCATATATTGGATTCTTATAATCTTTATATATTTCTATACCATCTATTTTTATTTTTCTCATCTTATAATCTTCTTTTGTTAACCCATGCCACCATAAATTAAGTCTTTCATAACAAAGAACTCCGTATTTTCCAAATCCCACACCTATTTCAAGAATTGATTTTGGATCACATAAAATTATACTTTCCATTATTGAAGATATTTGATAAGTATGTGATACTGGCATATTTATTTACTCCTATTCTGATAAGGTCTTTTACCTGTAAATGGATAATCTGGAGAAAAACCATTATTACTTTTTAGGAAATCTCCATACTCTAACATAAAAGCTATTCTACCATTGTTAATATCCTGATTATGACCAGTTCTCTCACTATTATGTAATAAATGATATACAATACTAGAAGGACAATAACGAACATCATACCCATTTTCCCATAATCTCATTCCCCAGCCTGTGTCTGAAAAATAGATTTTACAAGGATACTCTGGCATATAATCATATTGCTCTAACAAATCCTTCCTATATAAACCTAATCCAGCATAAGCATAATTATTAACCTTACTAAGCAAAGCGTCATGTCTATCTAAACCATGATAACAACAATGGGTATTACCATTACTTAATATATTAGCACCATGTGATTGAACTTTGTTATCCTCAAATAGCACTAATGAAGCCACATGCCCAACCTTTAAATCTGATTTAGCGAAGTTAACAGCATTTAATAACCATCTATTAGAAACTAAGCAATCATTATTAAGTAAATAAATATAAGGAGTATTACACTTTCTCATAACTCTATTATTACTCTCAGCATAAGTAGATTGAATGTCCTCAAATATCAAATCAGCTCTGTTACTATAGTTTTCTTTCAGGTAATCCCTACTACCATCAGTAGAATTAGAATCAATAATATATAAATCATAGGATATATCTTTAGTAAATACATCTATTGAGTTTAGGCAGTTTTTTAGCAAATTTAATCTGTTCTTGTTTGATACTATAATTGATACTTCAGACATTATATACCACGTTCTTTCTTTTCATGGTCAATCATTATTTTTACTAATTCTTTGAATTTTACTTTTGGTTCAAATTTAAATATTTTATTAGCTTTACTATAATCACCTATTAGAATTTCAGTTTCAGAAGGTCTATAAAATTCTTTACTAATCTTTACAATAGTCCTACCATTATTATCTATTGCAATTTCATTAATACCATTACCATACCATTTTATATCTATATTTATATTTTTTAAGGATTCTTCTACAAACTCTTTAATAGTATGAGTTTCACCAGTAGATACTATATAGTCATCTGGTTTATCTTGCTGTAACATACTCCACATAGCTTCAACATATTCAGGTGCATAACCCCAATCACGTTTTGAATATATATTACCTAACTCTATATAATCTCTTTTACCATCAAGTATATCAATTGCCTGTCTAACTATCTTTTTAGTAACAAAATTATTTCCTCTACGTGGGCCAGTATGATTGAATAGGATTCCGTTACAAGCAAACAATCCATATGATTCTCTATAATTAATAGTAATCCAATAAGCAAACAATTTAGCACAAGCATAAGGACTACAGGGATAAAACTTATCATTCTCAGTCTGAGGAATTTCAGGGGCATTACCAAAAAGCTCACTAGTAGAGGCTTGATAAAATTTACTTTTTAGGTTATTATCTTTTATAATATTTAATATATTTAATACACCGAAACCATTAACAATACAAGTTTCATATGGAAACTCAAAAGAACTTTGGACATGACTTTGAGCAGCAAGATTATATATTTCATCAGGATTAATATCATTAAGCAATTTATTAAGTCTATTATAATCAGTTATATCACCATTAATAATATGAAAATTAGGATTTCCAATAAGATGATTAATCTTACCTAAATTACTATCACCAGAGGTTCTTCTGACTAAACCATAAACAACATAATCCTTTGACAAAAGTAATTCAGATAGGTATGAACCATCTTGACCAGTTACTCCAGTAATAAATGCTATTTTCATTATACACCTTCTTGAGAAAAACGGTAGGAATATCTCTACTCCTACCGCTATTATTTACATACTAGTGTTAGGGTGTTAAAAGACTATAAGCAACCATACCAAAACTAGGAGATATAATCTTAAGAACATAGTTCATTTCAGCCTGTATACAGGTAGAGTTAATCTTCATATCATACCATTCTTTAACTCTTAATGGTTGATGTTCAAAGTTTACTCCAACAGTAGGCTTCCAAAGACCAGCACCAGAACCAACAACACCTACAAATATAACATCGGGGAATAAGTAAGCACTTGTTGGTGTAGCTATGTCGCCTTCATTTTCTGAATCTTTTATAGCTCTAGCTCTTATGACTTTAAGATCACAGAAAGTATCGGGAAGCTGGGTATTATTCATAGCCATAACATATTTAAAGTTATCTCTTACATTAGGATGAGTGGCTAAAATGGTTTCTATTTTAGGATTAATAACCATAACATTAGGCATTTTTCCACATGCAAGTTGAATACGCTGTTTCATAAGACCAAGTATTCTAGAAGGATCACAATTTGTATAATCATCTATATATACATAATCTTCATTAGTACCAGAACCATAGGCAGATAAAGCCTGACTATAAGAGGCGAAAGTAGTAGTGTAATCAGATATTAAAGTAAGACCATCATTTTCCTTTTGAAGTTTAAGTTTCTCAACTATACATTCATTAGCGTCCATAATAGGTCTAAGAGGATCTACAGCATTATCTTTTATAAGATCATCAATAACCTCTTTAAGAGCATATCCCTGAGTAGCATAAAGGGTCTTTGAATAACTGTGCTCTACAGTATTAGCTTCAGCACCAGGTCTACGATAAGCCTGAGTAAGCAAGAAAGATTCTCTATTTTTAGAGAAGTAATATCCAGTATCATATCTAGAAGGAACAGTTGGGAACAACTGATCCACAACGAACATGTCATTTTGAAATGCAATACCAAGATTCGTTAATATTGGACTATAACGTACTTGTGTTAAATCCACGTAAATTCACTCCTTTCAAGTGTTAATACTATACAGTTGCCATTTGTGGGGCTAAGGATACACTAACAAGATCACCAGTATTAGTAGATGCTGTTTCAGCATAACCAATAATATAAGTTGAAGCAGCAGTAGCATTAGTAGCATCTAATACCTGACCATCAGTATTCATTAATACAGGATCTCCGATAGAAATAGCACCATAAGCTACTATCTTTGCTATACCAGCAGTCTGTATACTTTGAGGGCCAGCAGCAGCGATTGTTTCAAGGGTTACTCCTCTGAAATCACCAGATACATCACTACCAGCACCAGCAGGAAGTTGGCAACCCATTTCTACAGAATTATCTCTAACTACACATAAGTGTTGGGCAACACCAGAACTTTCGGTGTTATACATTGTCATTGGATCGAAAATAAACTGTTGCATTGATTAATTACCTCCTTTATTCATTCTAGGTGGTTGATAGTTATATTTCTGATTTACCACCAAAATAGCATCAGATAGACCTATACCTTCTTTAGTGGACATTTGACTAGCCTCATTCATAATAGTTTCTTCAAGGCTAACTCCTTCTGTTGGTACAAATGAACTACCTGTTTCTTTATTATAGTTAACAACTTTGGATTTATTCTTAAGCTTATCTCTATAATCTTCCTCAAGACATACTTCACCTTCAGAAAGACTAATCCCAGAAAGTTTGTCTTTATTATCTTTAGCTCTATATTTCTTAAGTTGGGCTAACTCTATTTCTTTGTCCATCGGATAGAGTTTACCATCTGTTATTAACTCTTCTAACATAACATTATCTTTAGCTTCTGCTTCTTTTTCTTTAGCTTCACTAAGAAGTATTTCATAATTACTATTTTTACTTTTTAACTCTGAATTTTCCTGTTTAAGACTAACTATTTCAGAAAGTAAAAGTTGTATATTAGCACTATCTACTACAGGAAGTTTCACTTCTTCAGATAATTTTAACTCCCCACAACCTTCTGCTAATTCTTCTTTTTTAACTTCTTCAGAAGCAGCCATTATCATATCTTTTTCTATAGCCATAGTCTCTTCCTCCTTTTTTTCACATTCCTTTTCCTTTTGAGAGAAGAAATTCATCACTTTACCTATAAGACTAGCTAACATACCATCTACATTATCAGCTTTAGGCTCACTTATAGGAGTTATTTCAGTACTCATAATCATTGTCTCTTCTTCCATTATTTCTTGCACCCACCCTTCTTTTTCTTTCCCAATAAAATCATCCTCCTTTAAAATATTATTATATTTATTTGAAAATTGTTCAATCATATTTAAGTGATTACATTCCATATCATTTATAAAATTACTACCTTGATACATTGCTCTATCTATTAAATCAAACTGATCTATGAATTTACTAGCAGATTCATTATCCCATTTACCAGTATCAAATTTAATAGACTGACATAAATACTCACCAGTATCAGATAATATAGATTTACCAATAACAAGCATTAGTCCTGTATTTCCAAAATATTTTGTTTCCATACTACTAGGTATAAATTCACCTAGACTTCTTAAATTACATGTCAGATTATTAAATTCATTGAGTAATCCAGCAGACTGAAACATTATAGGTCTACCTTCAGATAAATTAACATCACTGGATATTTCTATATTAAATGATTTAGCAATCTTTACTATATTTTGTATAAATTTTTCTTTATCTTTTTTAGGTATAGACTTTGAAGAGTTTATTTTTATTAAATCACCTAGTATTTTATTTTTATTAATAGAATTACACTCAAGTTTAATACACTCATTACTATAATCACTTGTAAAATCTTCACTAAACTCAGCAAGAACAGCAGAACTAGTCTTTATTCTAGGTGAATTTGTAAGAGAGACTTCTATGAGAGTTGGTCCATAATGACGTTTTGTTTCAGGATCATAATAATCAAACTTAGCTTGAGGAGAATGATAACCATATTTCTCATTACTAAGAATCTCATTACCATACTTATTCCATCTAATCTTCATCATAGTCTTATTATTATCTTCTGAATTATAAATACTAGATACCCAACCATAAGCAGGTTTACCAGGATCATGACTATCTACTATAGGAATCCTCTGGCCTCTTGTTTTATTTTTCCAATTCTCTAATATTTTATTTCTAAATTCTTTATCTACTTTAAATGTAAAACCTAAGTCTTTTTCAAAATCCCATTCACCATCTCTAAATAAGGTAAACTCTTTAAGTATTTTATCATTTTCCATTAAAGGTACTGTTTCTATTTCTGTAGGTGGTTTTTCAATATCAGCTACCTTAGCAGTTGGGTTAGGATTATCTAAATTGAGATCTTTTAAGTTATGCCCCTTATTATCATCTAACTCTGGAGGAGATATAATATTTTCATCTTTTAAATATTGACGCTCTTTCTTAGCATCTTCTTTAAATTGATCTTTACTCTTACTAGGAGGAGTCTTACCTGTCTCTGGATTCCAAGTATCATTAGCATTACTTTCTACAACTTTATCACCAACAAGGTTCTTTGCATACAGCCTCATCGAAGTTGCTTTTTTCATAGCCAAATCTTTTTCAGGAAATTCCCCTACTTTAAAACCACTGTTTGTATATACTTCCCATAAATTTCTATCATTTTGTAAAACATAAGCAAGTGATATAGCATCAGGGGATATATTAATATGGCCTTCTTCTAATAAATCATTGAATTCTTGTAGTTCTACTAATTCTAAATCATTCATTAGTTTTTCATCCCTTCAATTTTACTAGCTATAGCACTATAATCATAAGGGCTAGCTTCATCCTCTTGTTGCATTGTAGGATCTAAACTTTCAGGTGGGCTTCCAGGAGTAACACCCTTACCTAAAGCCATTGGATTTGTAATACCAGATTGCTTACCAACACCAGCGGCATAGGCATATTGATTTGCAGGATGAGTGCTGAATACACTTGCACCAGTAGTTATTATTTCATCATTACGAGCGATTTGTTCTATCGTCCTATCAGGCAAATCATATATCTTACGAATATCATCTTCAAGCTTACCTTCTTCATCTGGAGTCAATAGGAAGCTCTGTGTAAGCACTCTTAAAACCTCAGCGAAGTCTTTTAAATCTCTAGCACCAATATCTCTAACTGACATAGTAGGATAACCATCAACTTGTCTAAAATTTTTATTTACCATTTCAGGAATTAAACTTTTATTTATTGTATCACATATATCCATACCAATAGCTATTAAAGACCTTAAAAAGAAATCTGACTGATCCCTGGAAAGAGCATGTGAGCCTACACGGGTTTCACCTATTTTAAGGAATGTAGCTAATGCGGCTTGTGCTATCTTTGTTTCATGGTGAGAGATAAACTTATCAAGAGATACAGAATCAAACTCACCCTTAATAATATGTAATTTAGCTCTAGGAGGAATCTTACAACCAGAATGTTCATGTGCCCTAAAATTCTTAATAACCTCATCAAACATATCACTACAAGCTTGTCTATCTGGTTCACTTAATTCCCAATAATCTTCAGGATATTCAAATACAGGATAACCAACACACATACGTTCAATACCAATATTAGCTATATTATAATAAGTCTGAATAGAACGCCAATGACCATAACCAGACCTAAAAATAGAAGTACCTTCATGATTGTCGCCTTCTTGTTCATTAGTAAACAAAAGCATATCTTCTATCGGTAAAGGAACAGTCTTATATTCACTACTATCACCAACATTAAAATAAGCACTTTGATGGAGAGTCTTTAAATTACCTTTAGTATCAAATGAATATTTAAGGATAGTAGAAGGGTGTCTAAAAGCAAGTTTATTAAGAGTAACATAATCACCTTTAAAATTCCAATCAGGATTATCTTTAGAACGCAACCACACTTTTTCAAATGGAACGTAACCATAACAAACCATTTGTAAAATCTCGAAGAGTTGAGATGACCATGTTTTATTCATACCACTAAATAGATTATATCTTATAAAATCACATTGTTTTTGATCAGCACGTTTACTACTATAAGGTCTAATAAGCCATATTGCACCTAGAAGGGGAAGAATAATAGACATAAGAGTAGCTCTTGCCATAGCAGAACCACGCTTCATTTCATCATATTTAAGAAATTTACTTTCGTTTTGCAGCTCTGGTTGATATTCGTAGTCATCGTACCCTGCCATAAAGTAGCGATTCGCTGTTCCCAACTCAGTAAACTTATTAGATTTTCGTTGTCTTTCCATTATTACCTCTTTGTATATAATTATAATCTATACAATAACATTATATAGTTATATTATATATCACTTTAAACAACTTGTCAATATGTTTTTAAATTTATTATTGATTTTTTAGCAATTTTATGGTATAATAATATAAATTATTCTTTTAGGAGATAAGATATGAATTTAAATTGTGGAATATATTGTATTAAAAATTTAGTTAATGACAAAATTTATATAGGTAGTAGTAGAAATTTTAAACGAAGAAAACAAGAGCATATATCTGAATTACGTCATAATCGACACCACAATAATCATTTACAAAATTCATGGAATAAATATGGAGAATATAATTTCATATTTGAGATATTAGAATATTGCAGTATTGAAGATTTACAACCTAGAGAGCAGATATGGATAGATATTACAAAAAGTTATAATAGAGATGTTGGATATAATATACGCCCTACGGCAAATAATTCAAGCACATCGGAAGAAACAAGATTAAAATTATCTAAATTAAGTATGGGTCGAAAAAATAACTTAGGTAAGGTATGGACTATAGAGCACAGAGAACGTATAAGTGATAGTAATAAAGGTAGAAAGCTATCAGAAGAACATAAAGAAAAACTTAGAAAACCACACAAAAGTTATAATATGTCAAAAGAAAATAAAGAAAGAATTATAAGCAATAGAAGAAAATATAAACATTTATTTGATGAGTGGGTAATTTTATATAATAATGGTTATAGTTATGTAGATATAGGGAAAAAATATAATATAGATAATGAAATAATAAGAAGAAATTTAGTTAAATATAATGATAATAAAGTTAATAAAAATAATATAAAACATTATCATTTATTTAATAAGATAATAGAATTACATATAAATAAATATAATGGTAAACAAATATCAGAGAAACTAAATATATCAAGTAGTACTGTATATAGATATATTAGAGAGTATCAACTAAATTTAAAATAATTACCAGAAGTATCAACAAGATTCTTAGATCCAGTTTCCTGAAAATTAAAATGATTAAATTTTATTATAGATTTTGGGACAGTTATCTCTTTTGTTTTTATTCTTTGTATGTCTGTTGTCGAGGTTGCCTTACCGAAGTTTGGGAGATCACGTACTTTAGATAGGATCATCTCAGTTGCATCTAAAATGTCATCGTTCTTAGCAGAAGGGAACAATTTGTATTCTTCTAGAAAATTAGTCATATCTGTCTTAATATAAACTTTATTACATTCAAACATTGGACTCATTTCACTAATTCTAACTTCTTTACTCTTTGATCCTTTTCCACCACGTTTTATAGTTGAGAATGGAACATAATTATCCTGAGAAAGTATGACATCCCTGATCGCCAATTGGTAGCCTACGTCCTCTAAAAAGAATTTACTAGGATGCCAAATATCTTGCATATAAACTATTGTTTTCAATTGATCTGGAATATTAATTTTCTTTTGTAGGATTTTTCTTATTATAACATTTTTACTTCTAGTAATATCAGCAACAATAATAGCAGTATAATCATTAATCTCTTCAATCTTAACAGCAGGATCACAGGAAGCATATCTAGCAATAATAGGCTCTCCCTTAAAGTAATAATTATTTTCAGAAGGATTATATACTATATCATCATCGGTATAATATCTTAACCAATCCTCATTAAAGGTATATCCAGAAAGAGGGGCAGGATTCTGTTGATATAGGCATGACCATTTTATAATACCTAAGTCACGCTTTGTTTCTTCTAAAACCTGCAAATTAAATTCTTCAGGCCATAAGGCTTCCCCTTCTTCTCTGCCTAATATATCATCAGTTTTACCATCTGAGATAGCTTGCATAGTTATAATTTCCCACTTAGTTCCGCCATTCTCAGCCTCTTTTTCAAGACGGCCTACTAAATCATCCGTATGCCACCTCGTTTGCACAATTATTATAGCACCTGTAGGTGTAAGACGTGATCTAAGAACAGATTGATACCAATCCCAAGCACCATTTCTCATTGTAACACTCTGTGCCTCATCCCAATTCGATATGGGATCATCTAAAATCGCAATCTGTGCCCCCCTACCAGTAATTGGCCCACCAACGCCAGCCGCCATACAACTACCACTTTGATGTGATATATTCCATTTCTTTACACCTTTTTTATATTTTGATAATTCTACTCCAAATATTTCTTCTCCAAATTCTCTTAATGTTTCTCTTGCCACTAAACTAAAATCTTCTGCTAAAGTAGCACCATAAGAAATAATCATAATATTATCATCAGGGTGA